TACTCATGCTACTCTCCTTTCAGTTTTATATATTGAACCATTTTAGGTTCTTTAGCTTGAGACATCTGTGCAGGTAGCTCTCTCAAACCATCCCAACAAGACTGTCTATATGAACAAAAGGTACAATTTTTATTTAAAACCATATTACCTGTCTCTTTACCTCTAAATGTCTCAGGCTCAGGCTCAAAACATCGTACCAAATCATCTGATTCTGTAGCCTTTATATTCTTTTTGATTTTATCAAGTTCTGTGTCCATGTCAATATCAGCACGAACATACTTAAACTGACCATTAGCTTTGTTTACAACCCACCAACCACCTGCCTTCTTGTTAGAAGCCTTTGCGTAACCTGCTAGTTGTCCAACATAACCAAAACTATCTCCTGAATGTAAAGATTCATAAGAATCAAACTTATATTTATATGACCAATCAGATGCAGACTTTATGTCATCAACTGCATCATTCATAACTAAATCATATGAACCTGATATAGTAGTGTTTTCGTCAATTTCAAGAGTAACTGTATCACTGTTTTCAAACTTAACATTAGCTTCCCTTAACACTGCTTTAAATACTGCTTCTACTATGTCTCCAATCATCATGTTCATAACAAAAGTAGTGGGTTTAGGTAACGCAGTCTCAGGTTTGTTTTTCTCAAACCAAAGCTGACAAGATGGTCTGCCTATATTAGACATACGCAACCTAAACTTTTCATCCCTCTTAGTATTGAACTGACGATTCAATGCATCTTTAATATCTGTAGCTACTTGCTCTATATTCTCTTGGCTCATAGCAGACTTGCCACTTGTAGCATTTTCAAGATACTGATGAATCATCATTTCAGCAGGATGGTTCACTATGCCACCTCTTCTTCAACATCAACGTCAATAAAATCATCAACGATGTCTTTATCTTCTTGACTAACAGGAGCTTTAGCTTTCATTTCCCATTCATTAAATATATAACTATTGTAGTTATCTATCCATGCCATAAAGTTAATGAAAGTATTTTGGTCTTCATCTGTTACTTGAACAGTCTTCTGTAAGTCTAAAGAATAGTTAGGTAAATAAAACTTAGCACCACTAGGCAATGCTCTCTCTTCACTAGTTAACTGAATGTAATGCTGAACAGGGAGTCTCTTAGTTTGATTAAACTTATTAAAAGGTTCTCCTAGTGTCTTAAAAGCATCACGATTATCAATCTCCCATATGAATGGTGTTCTATCGTCTAGTGTTACTTTTTTACCCTTCTCATCTGTAGCATTAGGCATATCAATAAGACCAAAGATTACTCTGACCCTTTTAATCTGCTTGATAACTTCCTGTGTAGCTACAGGCAATGCCTTAAAGTCTTTAATATATCCTGATGGCTTACCACAGTTGAAGCTACCCTGATTGTCCTTTAAGTCATTATTTAAGTTGTCTGCCATAAGTGTCTTGTGATAAACACCCATAGGTTCACCCTTCTTGGCAGACATATTTTTAACAAACCTTTTATACATAAACCTCTGTACAAAGGGTCTGATTTCAGCAGTTGGAGAATACACAACAGGCATATCAGGTCGTTCTAGTTTAAATGAACCACCCTTAACGACTACTGCTTCTACACTTTCATCTCCAACCTTCTTCATGCCCATAATATTATTATGATGCAATCTCATTCTTGGTAGAGGATTAGCCTTGCTCGTATCAGATGAGCCTGTTTCCCCTGCGATACCCATAGCTTTTGCCATCTCTGCATAATTATTGGTATCTATTGTAGTTATTTCATTAACCATATCTTTCCTTTCTATTAAAGTTTGTAAGTTATATCACATAACGTCTTTCGTGTCAAGCCAATTATTACCTATTTTTGCTTCTAATAATAATGGTACATTGAACTCTAATGCAAATGCACTATTTATTAAACTAATCATTTTACTATTAACTATTTTAATAACGTGTATTACTTTTTGTATCTCATTAGGATGTATATCTATGACTATAGAATCATGCACACTGTTGACAATACAAGATTTTAGATTGACTAATTCATTCTCTATGTTTACTAGGATAAGAGGAACTATATCAGCAGTAGCAAATGATTGTACAGGATAATTCTTTATCTGTGTAAAATGAGACACCTTACCATAGGAGTTTCTTCTAACATCAGGGAATGAGAACTGTCTACCTGATGGTGTAGTTATCTTACTAGTACCTATAGCTTCTTTAGCCAATTTGGAGTGCCATAATGCGATTCCTTCGTACTTTTCTGTGAAGTGTTTATAATATGTAGCCTGAGCAGGTGTCCTTCCAAACCCTGTTGCTCCATAGAGGGGTGCAAAGGTATGAGCCTTCGCTTCTTGGCGAGATGTCTTCTCACCTGCATCACTAATAACACTAGCAGTATAGCTATGCACATCAAACCCATCTTCAATCTCCTTCATTGCAGTTTTATCTTGTGACAAGTAAGCTGATACTCTGAACTCTAACTGTGCAAAGTCAGCTTCAAGTATCTGTCCACCTTCCCAACGAGAGACAAACACCTTTTTAACAGGGAAAGTACCACCTCTAGGCATATTCTGCATATTAGGGTCAGCACCACTGAATCTACCTGTTGCAGTTCTATGTTGTAGTAGTCTTACATGAAGTTTACCATCAGGTTTAGTATGTGTAGTGATACCTTCAACAAAAGATGATAAGTAAGTATCTAAAGCTGATAGTCTTTGTAAGTCAGATAAGAAACTAACTGCTTCCTGTAAATTATTCTTCCTAGCTATGCCTTGTAGTGTGGCTAGATTAGTTTTATTAACTGTAAATCCATTAGCACTAACCCACTTAGCAGTAGGAGCAGTAAACTTTAGTCCTGCTACCACTTTCGTAGGTACAAATAAGTAGCCAACAGAATCACAATAATCACATTTGTTGGGTTTAGCATAAGGTACTCCATTTTTCCTAACCTTTCTTACATAACCTGTGCCTAAACAACCTGCACACTTCTGTGCTTCTGTCTTGTACACAATATCTGATTTATCTTTAACATTCTTTTTGTATTCAGTCACATCCATGTATGGCGAGAATGTATTTGCCCATTCAAGTTTATCTTTAGGCTTTCTACTATATATAACCCAAGACATCTGTTCAGGACTATTGAGATTAATACGTGTGTCTCCCATTAGTTGTCTCACTTGTGTGGTTAATCGCTTCTCTGTCTCTATCTTTTCTTTTTCAAACTCACTTCTAACCTCATTTAATTTATTAACATCAACAGTAAAACCATTCTGATATATTCTTGCTAATGTAACAGATACACGATTAGTTAGAACAACTGTATTCATTAATCCTGCATACTCTTCTGTGTTTAACTTCCTGTATAACACATCTGATAATTCTTGTGTTGCTTTTAAGTCAGCAGATAAGTAGTCAGATAACTCTTGCTTGGGTATTTCATCTATAGGTGTTTTATTCTTAAAGTATTCTTTCATAGTGTCTTGTTTCTTTGTGGCTAACTCATATCTATTAGCACAGGCTTCAAGTGATAAGGGTTGCTTGTTACCTCTTTGTAAAACATACTCTGCTAACATAGTATCAAACACTGCACCATCATACTTTAATCCACACTCCCATAGCCACAGTAAATCATGTACTATGTTATGTCCTATAAGTATAGTTGCTTCATCCAATAACTCTTGTACTCCATCAAAGTTATCTCTGAATAAATATTCCTTGCCACTATCAGTTAGACAACCAACCATTACCAATCTATTGTTAGATTCAAATGGGTCAAGATGTAGCTTACCATCTCTATGTGTAACTGTATTCTCTACATCAAGTGTTAGCTTCATTAGGAAAATCCTTTAATATATAATTATTAACAAAGTCTGATAAATCTTTTTTATGTTTGTACCACTTATTCTTATACACAGTTCTCCAATTATTGTCAATAAGGCTTACTATATATTTTCTATTTATTTCAACTAAACCAAAATTAAGATGTCCATGTGGTTTAATATATAAATCAAAAGATATTAATTCTTTTAGTTTTTTTAATCTCTTTACTTTTTTCCAATTAGTATTGGAATAATAATCTTTATGATATTTATTTTTATCAACTCTATTTGCTTCTTTCTGATAATCTATTATATCTTCTTCTATTTCAGGTAGCATCTCTTTAGTAAAAGGAAGTCCTTCTCTGACTACAGACCTATATGGACATCCTAAGTCAATCATCTCATTTGCCCAACGTGTTAATCTTTCTTTTTGAGTTTTTAATTTTTCTTCTTGAGTTAAATTAGTCATTTAATTTCTCCTTATGTTTCTGTAAGTATATAACAGCATTTTTAAGTTTTGTCAAGCTATCTGAAAAACCACCTAACCCTGTATTACAATGATGACATATCCATCCTCTAAAAGTATTAGTGTCATGGCAATGGTCTAGTACCCAACTTTTCATTCTTAGTTGTCCATACTTAGACATTTCCTCAATACTTCTTTCACATATAGGACACACGTAATCGTCAGCAGGTGGTGCATTTTCTCTTCTTAACTTCTTTACTACACTCTTGTGTCCATTCTTACAAGACTTGCAAGTTCTCTTTATCTCTCCTGATTGCATTACACTAAATTGTTCTACAGGTTGTTCAATATCACATTTTATGCAAGTTATATAATTAGAACTATCTTCTTCTTGTTTAATTATATTACCAAATAAATCAGTGTCCATTACTGATACCTAGCAGTTACATAATCCAATTCACAATGTTCAACACCATGCCATCCTGATAACTTATTCTTAACTATATTTAAATGTCTAGCAGGACTTTCTTCTTCTCCACCATCAGGATTTTTAACTGTATCTTTAGCTATAAGAATCATCAAATCTGCTTCGGCTGCCTTACCTGTACGACTACCTTCCATCATAGCTTGATTAAGATATATCTTACCCTCTGCTTCAGCAGATAACTGCGACATATAAAAGATAGCACACTCGTGTTGTTTAGCTATCTGTCTAGCATGAATAGCATTAGCTTTCAGTGCTTCATCTGTCCTTGCAAAGCCACCTGTCCTAGCAAACTTATCTCCCATGTCTAGTACAACTATGTCAGGCTTGTATGCCTTACAGATACTTTCAACCCATGCCATATCACGATTGGATGCATCTTTGATGTGTATGTTCTTCTTAACAGGCTCATACAATTCACGTGCTTTACTTGGGTCTTTCTTTATCTGATGCATTGTCATACCTGTAGCTGATGTTAGATACCTAGCACCAACCCTGTGAGCAGATTCCTCGTTACATAGTATGATACACTTAGCACCTTGATGGGCAAAACCACTAGGACTAGCAATCAATGATGCATGGAAAGATGTTTTACCTGTATTAGGTCTAGCACCTACCTCAATCAGGTGTCCTGAATTTACACCCTCTACCTTTCTAGTTAGACAAGGTATATTGAATGTCCATCTAGCTTCTAGGTCATTCCTCTCTAGTAATGTCTCAATGCTTATGTCATCCCACTCCACTTTTAAATTGGGAGTAAAATCATCAGCATATAACTCAAGAACATTTCTAAGAGGTTCAAGTGTGGATTTAGTACCATTAACATAGTCAAACCCAAGATTAGCAATGTCTTCGCCAACAACCTGTTGAAACAGTTTAGATAATACTTCCTGTGCGATATCACTACCAAGTGGCAACTCCTTCTTTACTTGTTTAAACAAACTAGAGTATGCTTGTTTCTGTGCAGTAGTCATTGATGGATTGTTAGCCATGAACAAGGCTTCTATCTCATCAGGTGTTACTGACCTTTCATATCTATCCATAGCAGTATCTATGGCAGTCTTAATCTTTCTTACGTCTTTACTGAATAGTCTATCAGGACACTTAGCACCTCTATGCTCATTGTAGAACTCCTTGTCCATCAAACTTCTTATTAATGATAATTCCATGTTGGTTACTCCTTTGGGGTTATTTCATTTAGTTTATCAAAATCTTCTGCTCTCCTGTATTTTAAATCGTCTGTTACTCTTAGCACTTTTACATCATTCACATAACCTCTCAGTTCTTTTGCAAATGCTAGTGTTTTGGGTACTGCATCAGGGTCTAGTGCTATTATAGCAGTTGAGAATTGTGAAAGGTATCTCTTATGTGATTCAGCTAATGATGTACCCAACACTGCTACCCCTGCATATACTTCACTGCCTACTGCGATAGCACTAACACAATCCTCAACAACTACTGCCACCCTACCACAACCATGAACAAAAGGCAAGTTATTTTTTCCATACCTTTTCCATTTGGGTAGTTTTTTACCTAGTGACCTGCCTGTTGCATCAACCATTTTACCATCATGCATAATAGGAAACACTATCCTATCTTCCTTTACATCATAGAATACTTCTATATTAGTTATATCAATATTCCATTGTCTACACCATGATAAAACATTTGGTCTGTTATTGTGTTGTACAACATAATCAGGTAACATAAAATCATTTATGTCATCATCTACTACACTAGGGTCAATGGCATCTCTTATATCATCCACAGATAAGTGGACACGTGCTGAACCTGATATACTACAAGATATTTTATAACAGTTCCATAGTAACTGACCCATATTATTTGTAGCAGTAAAAGTTTTATATCCATTACAGTTAGGACAGTTAAACCTTTTACTCTCGCCTACACTTAATTGTAAATCACTTACATAGTTATATATATTCATTTATAATATACCACTTATATGTTATATAGTTCTTTGTTCGGCACGTTATCTGTGCTTATATCATACTTTTTTCGTATTGTCAATGCATTTTTTGCAGAGTCCAAAGTATTTTTCATATAAGGTTTCACAGATTGTGGATTAGCATGACCTGTGACAGACATTATCTGACCCATACTTACTCCTGCTTCCACCATTTCTGTTGTACCTGTCCGTCTTAAATCAGCTATTCTTAGCTCATCAGGCAGTCCACAGAGCTTCATTGCCCTTCTAGCCACTATGGATAGCCTAGTCAATGTATAAGGCTTGTATGAGCCTCTCATAGCCTTTGGATAAGGTGCAACATATTTCTGAAAATCATATTCATCTTTCTGTTGTATAAGCATTTCAAGTAAATCATCACTTATAGGCAGATGAACTGTTGCACCTCTCTTGGATTGCTCTAAGTTGAGTACTCCTTTGTCATAATCTATGCTATCAAACTGTAGCAATCTCATATCTCCTACCCTTTGACACCATTCATATGCCATTTGTACAATTAAACCAAGACTACGATATTTAAAATCTGCATAACAGAAATCTAATAACTGCATAATCTGTTCTTTTGTCCATGTAACTTTTCTAGGCTTAGTAACTTTACATTTGAATGTAGAGAATGGATTAACTTCTGCATAACCCATCTCCATTCCAAATGAATAAACTTTCCTAGATGTAGCACATATATGATTTGCCATATAAATGCCACGATTTAGCCACACTTCATATGACTGTCTTGCAACTGCTCCTGTCAATTTATTAACTTTAGTTGTACAAATAAACTTATCATCTATTTTGGTATTCAACATGATGGATAAACAATTTGAATAATCTACTTTAGTTTTTTCCGTTAACATATTGAAATCACTAGATAAATAATACTTGTCTACTAGGCTATTTATATTCATAACTCCCACTCCACCTACTGTAATGTCCATGTTCACACTCAACTTTAGCACCTACAATACTAGCAAGTTGATGTTCCATTCCATCTAGCTTACATATCTGCTCATAGTCTAATGGACACTTGTCATCCGTAACTCCATTAATAGTTCTTAATGTTTCTAGTATATCTAATATTTCTCTTGACTGTTTATTTGTCAAGTTTAATATTTTATGTATCTCTATTGTTTTCTTTTTAGTCATATAACTATACCTCCAATGCTATGTAAATACATAATGCTATAATTAAAAGTTTACCATAATCAAGGTCAAACTTTGTACTTTCTCCATACTTTTCTTCAAAGTGTGTTACTATTCTATGCCACATTTTATTCTCCTTTCT